AGATGTTAGAGCTTTACTCTTTTTCTTAGGATTCTTTTTATCCCAAAATGCTTTAGCCATTAATAACTCCATATCGTTGGACGTGGAACATGAAAGTTATCTGAGTCTGAGATGGTGTCTAAGTGAAGAAACCTACCATCACCTTTTTGTTTAATGCCTATTCCAGTAAAACCATACTTCATAGCTCTTGCTAACACTTCATACGCTAATTCTCTATCACAAGCAATATCAACTGCTTTACCTGTTGTATGAGCACCTCCCGGCTTTCCGCCTTTTATTTTAGCAGCTTCTATAGGATGAGAAACATCACGATAACCAGAAGTAATAGTTAACGGACGCCCTAAGTCACTGCGTAATAATTGTAACTTATCCATAAAACTTTCATCAATAAAACAAACATTAGTTTCTTTACACTTCATCTCGTTAACACTAAAATTAGGCCAACGATCTTTAGGCCATTCACTTGGATTACTAAATGTTCCCATAACTATGTTTCACCCTGCAATAAAGTTAAGAGGCTTCTGCTTCAGCAGCTTGCCCACCCTCACTTGGGGCAACACCCTCAGCAAAGGCTTGTGGATTAAGAGGCCCAATTCCCGTATTTGCGTTTTGTCCTGCCGTAACTGCATCTTGTGCAGCTTGTGCTTGCGGATCTTCAAATTGTGGTGCTGTGCCTTGTTGCGTTTGTGGCTGTTGTCCTTGTTGTTGTTCCATTTCAGCTGCTTTTTGCAATCCTTGATTACGCAACATGTTACTTGAGTACTCCAACATTGGGAGCAGTTCTTCAACTGTCTCTTCATTAAAACCACGAACAAGTATACGTCTAGCAAGTTCAGGTATATTCGGAGGAAGTCCAAACGACTCAACCATCAACGGTGTCATACCCGTAAATAAGTTTAACAAGTCCATTAATTGCTTACGTTCTACGTTTATTGCTGAAGCATGACTTGTAACATCCATTGTTGTCCAGTATTCACCTCTAGCCATTTCGGGCGTTATCTCAACAAAACTAGCTGCACTACGATCAATAAAGAAAAGTTGATCTGGCAAATATTGTAAATCCATCTGCAACATCTTACGTGCTTTGCGGACTTGAAATTCTGTTAGCAACGCACTACGCCTATTCTCACGACTAGTATTACGTCTTTCCATTATACTAGCTTCTGTTGCTGTATCTACTCGTGGCATAGCAACTGGTTGTGGCGTTCCTACAGACCTATCAAACATCTGTTGTAAAAGTGCCATCATTTCATTCTTCTCGTTAGGCACTTGCTGGAAAGGCAAAGCTAAAATAGCATTACTAGCTCCACGTTCACCAAGACCCGGCACTTCTATAACACTACCATCAGGTGCATCTAACATATCCGCTATTACAGTTTTGTTGATCCCTAATTTCGGATCAACAAGCCAGACGTTCTTTTGCTTTCTTATAGTAGACAAGAACGAATCTAAGATCTCATTTATAAGAGCTTGGACTGTATCGCCTCCACCAAGAAGCAATGTAGGAAGATGATACCAACTGTTCATTCCTGTATGATAAGATACAACTTCTACAGGATAGTTATCCATCCTATCATATGGCCACTCTTCTTCCTCTTGTATAAAAACATCTGAACCTTCTACAATAGTTATAAGAAGATTTCTAAACTTCCCGGGAGCTACAGGAAAGTTTCTTGCCCATATTTCCCAACCACGAACTACATCAAAACCATCTTCTACTTCTTCTCCCTCATCATACTGAGGAGCATCTGCATACCTACTTGGTTCTATGTCTGCAGTGTTTTTATAACCTGGATTAGCCTGTACTTCTGCTAACGGAAGTTCCCAACCAAAGGCAACCCATCTTGCGTCATTAGGACCTTCTTCTGAAAATGGATCAGTTAAGAACATGTCAGGTCTCCACCTTACTGCATATGGAGCGCCTCTACGTACATTAGTATTTGCACTTGGCTCTGATCTATTTAAGTACTGCTCATGCAATTTAATGTGATTACTAATAGCCTCTAAAATAGGAGCACGATCTGACTTAGGTGTTTTAGATATTTTAAATTGTGCTTTAATTTCCGAACGTAACGCTTTGTGGCTTTCGAGATGAAACTGATGATCGTTATTGGTTTCCACTCGTAATGGTTGCCCAATAGCCAATAAAGTATTTTCTTCTTCTGGATCTTCATCCGCCTCTAATGCCCCCTCTAACTCTAAAACTAATTCATTTTTAAGTTCGTCAGTATCTAACGTATAGCCTAACTTAGCAACACCGTAAGGATTAAGAAAAGCGTCCAGAACTATCCGTTCATCTACTCTTAACTGATTAGTCTCTCTGTACCGATAATTTACTACTTTTTCTACTGCTTGTGAGTAACTTAAACTTTGAGGATCTTTATCGTCCAATCTTTCAGCTGCATTCCTATTCTGTGGATGAACCTTAAAGACTGGAGCACGATCAAGCATATTAGCAATAGACTGATCAATCCAACCAAATATAAGTCCGCTTTTAGTTCTTCTAATGTGATCTTCATCATAGTCATCACCTTCAGTCGCTTCACGATCTGTAGATGCTTCATTATAATATTGTTTTTGTAAAACTTCACAAGCCTCAAATAAAGGCTTAGCTTTTTGCTGGCTATAGGCAATTTGATTTTGCCAATATGCCACTCTTTCTTCTTCTGTATCAGGATACATTTATCGCCTGTTCTGAGTCCCAATCTTCATCAAGAGGACTCTTTTCGGGGAAAGGAAGTACTACAGCCCCTCTATGCCATGATCGTCCACGCCTTCTATCTGTATTCATTTCACGGTAATCATCAAATGTTAAACCTTGAACTTCTAACTTAAACCCACTTTCATCTACAGGATCTAAGCCTTTAGCTATAAGCAGATCATCTAGCTTCATACCTATAAGAGCAAAGGCATCTACTTGGTCATCATTCTTACCGTTAGGAAACTTTGTTAACTCATACTGAAAGTCTGCAAGCCAGGGAGCGGCTGAGGGTGCGTGAACGTAACCCATCTGCATAGCTCCAGCAATAGAACCTGCACGCTGTGGAGAATCCTTACGACCCTTTCCAATAACTGACACATCTACACATGATGTCCAAGCTCCTGCTTCCTTACGTGCTTTTGTAAGAATTGGGCCTATAGCTTTTTGCATATGTACTTTTTCAAAGAACCACTGTAAAGGTTCATACTCAAGCATTAGCTCAATGCAACTAGAAACACCACCAAGAATGTCTACTTGCTTACGCCACAAATCAATAATCCAAAGGTGACCTTCTGAACACACACCAAAAATCATATGAACTGTGTAATCACCACTACCTTCTGTTAGAGCAAAGTCACTTGTTCCATAAAGCGTTATATTCTCTGGCAATTCACTTCTATTATAAAGACGCAAGTCTTGTGGTTTAAATAAATCCCCTTCATCTGAAAATGGCTTTTGCTGATGTACGGCCATAAAGATATTAGGATTCCTTTTACGTAACTGCTCTAGCTCATCTTTTGTTCTTCTATTCGGACCCTCAGGAAGAAGTGGTGTACCTTCTTCACGACCAAGAGGATCATCTGCTTCCGCTAAAGACGGAACCTTAACAATGTCCCATTCTTCTTCACTTTCCTCGTGAAGCTTCTCTATTCTACCACCTAAATCATCGTCATGCCAACGTTGCATTATTAGGATAACACTTCCAGGCCCATCCTTGTAAGAACGTAGACGATTTAAAAGAACACCTGCATACCAGTCCCAAACCATCCTTCTTTGGTTATCACTGAGTGCACTTTCGTAACTCTTAAAAGGGTCATCAATTACAGCAATGTGACCGTGAAATCCTATAAGTCCACCGCCTACACCTTCTGCTTTATATTCACCACCCTGATTAGTTTTCCATTCTGCCATAGCCGTAGCATCACTGGCTAATGCAACTTCTGGAAAGAGTAAAGCATATTTAGGATGCTGTAAAAAGTTCCTTACATTCCTACCAAAACTCTTTGCAAGAGCTTCATCATAAGAAGTCTCGATGAACTCGTGCGTGGGATTCCTACCGAAAAACCAACTAGGAAAAAACTCACTAGAGAGGCGGGACTTGCCAATGGCCGGTGGCACAAATATAGCAAGACGCCTTAATCTACCAGCCTCCACATCCTCAAGTTTACGAGCTATTAGTCGATGTATATCGAACGGCTCATAACTGGGATCCATAAACTTACAGTAGTCTATTAGCGATTTCTTCGCGGCCTGTCTACGTGCAAGTTCTACCGCAGCATCCTTGACAGTAAGATCAACCTTCTCCCCTAAAGGTTCACTCATTATCAACAGTGCTTTCTGGCGGAGCCGCCTCTGTTAGTGCTTCCATAACTAGTTTTTGACTTTCTGGACTAATTTCACTAC